CTTGCTGTGACAATGCGTAATGATTACTACATGAGACTAAATCCTCAGGTAATCATGGTACGTGCTGCTGTTCATCCTGCACGTAAGAAGTTCACCGATGAACATCCCGGTGCATTCACCAAGTATGAAGCTGAAGTCATGAGACGAGCTGATGAACCAGCTACTCAGTGTGCATATTATCTCTATCTCAACAAGGGTAAGAAGAATAATATGCCTTCTGTACTGAAGAGAGCAATTGCTTACAAACTTGCAAAGTTCAACAAATATCAGGTGAATAAGTACAAGAATGCTGAGATCGGTATGATCAATACTGTACGTCTTGTACATGCAACTTCTCCTGTATTGGATGAACTTATGAAGACTGGTACGATTGTTGTACCCAATGAAGACAAGACTTGGGAACAGCTTCGTTCTGGTGGTATGTCTTGGAAGGAGATTGTCGATAAGGGTGTAATGCCTCACATGGCAATGCTCCGTAACATCCGCAATGTCTTCTCTGAAGTAGACGATCTGGACTTCTGCAAGAAGTACATGAACGAGTTGAAGAATGGTGTTCTCAAGGGCAAACAGTTCCCATTCAGATACAAATCCGCATGGGATGTGGTTCAGGGTTGCGGTGGGATCCATCATCGCCAGTACATCATGGATGTGCTTGAAGAGTGCATTGATATCTCCATTGAGAATCTCCCGCATCTCAATGGTACAACTGTATGCTTGAGTGATAACTCTGGTTCTGCATGGGGTGCTATCACTTCTGAGTATGGATCCGTGACAATTGCCGAAATTGATAATCTGTCATCTGTAATTGCTGCTAAATGCTCCGATGAAGGAACCGTTATCAAGTTTGGTAATAGATATAAAGAATACCCTATCTCAAAGAGAAATGGTACACTCACTATCACAAAGCTTGTTAATGAAACTGATGGTAGAGACGTTGGGCGTTCAACCGAAGGTGGTATCTGGAAGTGGTTTGCTTACGCATTAGACAACAATGTGAAGGTTGACAATATCTTCATCTTCTCTGATCAGCAGGCGGGCACTGGTGGCTTGTATGGTACCGATTACGATATTGAAGACTATAATAAAGGCGGCTACGGTATTGGTGGTTCTGGTTGGAGAAAGTACATCAATGTGTATAAGCTGATTCTGGCATATCGCAAGCATGTCAATCCCAAGGTTAATGTATTCTCTGTACAGACTGCCGGATATACCAATGCTGTTGTACCGAACATGACTTACAGAACTGCTATTCTTACTGGCTGGACTGGTAAGGAAGTCCAGTTTGCTGCTGAGTACATCAAGCAGTGGGATGAGATCGAAGCTAAGCGTGAAGCTGAAAAAGCTAAAAAGACGCTCGTTGGTCGTTATGGTAACAAATCTGTTATAGATGCAATCGTGCCAGATCATTTAATGCCTGAAGCAGATGATAAGAAGAAGCTTGATGAAACAATGAATGATATTGCACAGGAGATTGTTTCTGATAAGCAGTATCCTGAAGTGGATGATGAGGAGCTTCTTAAGAAACTCGATGAGCAGTTGAATGGTAAACCGGAGCTGGTCGATGAATCCATGCAAGAAGCATTTGATAAGTTGACAAAGGACATGTCACCGATCGGTACCATGGCTTTGAAGTCATTGTTGAATGCATATGGAAAGATGACTGATGAGGAACGTAAGAAGTTCTTTGATGACATCAACAAGTAAACAAATTGTGTATCAGGCTCCCCACGACGGGGAGCTTTGATACTACATTTCAAATGAGGTGAACATGATGAATAGACGTGATTTTGTGATTACAAAGAATACAAAATCCTATATCAATCCAGCAAATGATCTAGGGTTAAAAGAAGGAGATTACATTGACAATTTGAAAACAATTAGCATGACAATTTTGGGTAAGATGAAGGTGGTTCTGTTGGAGCCAGACAAAGAGTTGGGTATTCTGCTCCCGTCGGAAGATTTCATTTATATCCCTGCAGATAATCAGCCACGTGTAAATGTGGACAATCAATATCATACATTGTTCGCATTTGAAAATATCATTAACTGGAATGAAGAACTTGTAGACGGAGAGTTCTATATCCTCTTCAAAAATGATACAGATAGTCAATTGATACAAATATCAAAAATCAATGTGGATACAATTGATTATAATATCATCACTCCAAGGATGAATAGAAACTCTAACATGTATTATCCCGAATTGTCACATGGCACTGTCAATATGGCAGAGGCTCGGGATCTTACATTCATTCCCTTAACAGATATAAATTAGAATGAAATAAAGCGATAATCAAACCCGGGCATATGCCCGGGTATTGTTGTTATTTTTTATATTTATATTATTCATATGACCAATCAGAACACTGATGAAATTGACGGAGTGGAATTCTCCGTATATAGGGGGGTGATAATCCATGGGTGAAATCATCACTGGTGAGGAAATCTTCCTCGGCTGATTTTAAATAAACTCACACACATATGAACAAACGTATCACAGTGTTCTGATTGGATTAATCATTGGTCATATTTATTAGGAGGAAAAAGATATGAAATTTGTAATTATTAAACTAATATCATAGGATGGTGAGTTGATTATGAAACATGAAATCATTTATAAACCAGAGGAAACGTTCAAACTTCCGTTTTCAATTGAACGACATATGCATACGTTTATTCAATATACGGAAGTTGTTATCTTACCAGATGGACACGTTGAATATGCATGTCCATCTCATGAACGAAAACTCATTGAAATCATTCAACGTGATAATCCTGATATGACAATGGAGTCGTTCATGAAAGAAGCTGAAGAACACGGTGATGTCTGGGATTGGTCAAACTATTTAATGCGTCGATCAAAATCCATATGCATTTATACACATGGATATGCATGTCCAAATGATATGGAGATGACATCTGATCAGCAAGCCATGTTACATGAATTGGTTAAACACGGCTTAACAACCATGAAGAAGCTTTGTATGTAATCATCACATTATGGAGGAAAAGAAAATGGCAAAGAATAAGATTAAAAATCACAAAGAGAAGAACGTGATCAGACTCGGAGTTCCGAATATTAATACGAACTTATCTATTGAGGATCTACCCGACGGTTACTTTTATAAGATCGATGTTGTGTGGACATCAAGCAATGATACAACGTATAGTCGCAAATTTATTCACGCTTGCCGTGTTCCAAAAGATATGGTAAATTTACTGATTCATATGTGGAATAAGGAAAAAAATCGAAAAGGAACTCTAACGATTAACATTTACAGAAATGACCAATATATGTGGGATGATCACCCGAACACAATGATTGGAAGTGATCATGTTTATGAAGGTCCTCTCACACAAGAAGTATTTGACATTATTTGTGAAGCGTGGAAAGAATACATCAAGGAGGAATAAGAAATGAATCGACGTATCAAAAAGAAGAAGCAGAAGTTAGAAGCGATGCATGCTTCCAAATATAAGTATGCAAAGCTTGGTAAAAAGCGAGCTCATGCTGTTTATATTGAAACACGACATTATCTGTGGGGACTGTTGCCCCACAAGGATAATTATGCAATGTACCTTCTCCGTAAACGTCGTTGTGGAAAACTTGAATCCAAGATCATACAACATGTATTATCATCGAAGAATTTCATAATGAATTGCCTATCAGAACGCAAAGAAGTAAAAGAAAAACTGGTTTTGAAAGAAGGAGAATGTAATTTCGAAAGAAAACCATTACCCGATTGGTTTATTAGAGGGAGGATTTACAATGGCTAAAGAGAAACACCAACAGCTGTCAAGATTTCTATGCTACGTGCTGAGACATAAACCCGATGAGATCCATCTGCTGATGGATCACCAGGGCTTTGTCAATGTTCAGCAACTCATCAAGAATGTTAACGAGTATACATCGTATGAACTCAATGAAGACATTCTTCGAGAGATTGTTGATACAGACAGCAAAGGTCGTTATGAATATACCGGTGACGAAATCAGGTGTGTTCAGGGTCACTCGATTCCATGGGTTGACCCTAAACCTACAATCAAAGCGCCACCGACACATCTGTATCATGGAACGACGATGGAAGCTTTTGAACTCATCCAGAAAAGTGGAGAAATCAAGAAGATGAAGCGTCATGCAGTTCACATGCAAGCTGATGTTTCAAAAGCAATGCAATCGGCAAAAAGATGGTCTTCATCAGAGCCGGTTGTACTCGTCATTGATGCACA